TGTCATACAATGAAAAAGTTGTAGGTGAGAGAACAGTTACTACAAATGTTTGATTGTTTAATTCTTGTGCAATCGAACCGATAATTTTTGTGAATATCACTCTATCTCCGGTTGTATAACCGTGAGCAGTTGTGGTTGTCACAACGGCAGGACTAGCTGTAGTGATACCACTGATAATCCGATGTTCATTAACAAAGCCACCAGTTGTATTAGCAATGGTAACTCCATTAGTAGCCTCTAACGTTGACGTTAGATTTGTAGTTGCACGACGAACGATTAAAGCATCACCGGCAGGAAAATCTCTATACCATACACCTTGAACATTCTGATCATTAGTCGCGAATTTAGTATAGTTATACCATTCGAGTTTATCAGCCTGCCAAGGCAATACGAGGTTGTATGCAGCGCCTGCGGATTGCAGATAGCCTGAATACGTGTTCGTTACTTGTCCAAGCTCTCTCAAGCCTGTGAATGTGTTTGTTGCAGTTGCAATTGGAGCAGTCATTTTCTCACCTACCCTTTTGTTGATCTAAGATTCACGCACCATGAGTCATCAAGGATCACAGATCCAAGACGGCCCTTCCAACCCATTGTTTGTCTTTGGTTCAACGGGTCCTGACCAGCGCCCAAAGGCTTAATGATCATTTCCATAGACTGATCATCAATCATGATACGTCCATAAGCGTTAGCTGCAAAAAGCATGTTTGAGTAAACTGCAGGAGCTACAGTTTGATCCACATAACCTTGTGAAGTCATAACAAGACGAACTTCTTCACAAGCGCCTAGCTCTGCTTCCAAAACAGATTGCTGTCTTGGATAATCTGCAGTAGCAGTAAACGTAGCTAAATTCTTAAAGTCTGTACGTAAATCGGTGGAAATTACCATCCAATAAGCCGCCCAAACTGGAGCTGTGCCAAACGCGTTAGTACCTTCTACGTTAGGTGAAAGCTTCTTACCGTTGTTTTCTGTAACGAAATCAACAGCCAATTCTAGGTCAGTAGTAGTCACTTCAGTGATCGCATTACCGTTAACGCCGTTTAGGCAGTCGATTTGCGCTGAAGTAGCTACAAGCATGTTACGAACGATTTTGTCGTAAGTAGATGCCATGTTCTGCGCCAGCATGTCTGCAACTTCATTTGCTGTCTGATCTTGTACAGTGATGATTACATCGTCGCTTAGCTCAACAACTTTACCGTACTGACTTACAGTCGCTGTAATATCAAACTTAGTCACCTGTTCAGCATTAGGTGTTACGCCTTCTGTAAGCGGTGTGAGCGCGTCAGCAAGGTTGTCGAATCTACGGAAGATAGCGTTCTTACTATTCTTCTGAGGGATACGTCTTTCCTGAGCGAAATAACCATAAACATAATATGGTTGATGACGGTCGAGGAGGATGTTGTCGAAAAACAAGTTAACTTCTGGGTCAACTTGTACAGTCGTTGTTGTTCCTGAGGCCATGTTTTATCTCCTAATCAAATAATCACTTGATAAGAGAGGTAAAATTTTTTAGATTTCACCTGCCAGAATCTTCTGCCGATACTCCCTGAACTCTTTTTTTCCCTGAATGCTTTTTAGATATTCGGTTCCCGAAGGCTGAGCGGATTTTCCGACAATTGACGGATTACCGGGCTTTTGGGAATTAGCGACCATCCTTTGAGCATCACTAACAGCCGCTTTAACAGCAGCAGGCTTCTCCGCAACGAGATGCATATAGTCATCAACGATTTCGTTGGCGCGGGATAAACGATTTACAGCAGAATCTAAAGAAGCAGCAAGCCATGGTTTCTTATCTAAGATCGGTTTTAAATACGTGTTGATCTTTTGAACAGCCTGAGGATTCATATCTTGGTAGACCTGCTCGAGGATTTCCCTTTTAGTCATAGCCTTTTCCTCGCGGAAGTGACCTTTTGTCACAAGGGCTTCGGGGTCCTCTTCTTCTTTTTCTTCAACGGCTTCTTGTTTCTTCGCCATGAGTTCTTCATACACTTTCGTGCGTGTTTCCAACTCTTGACGCTTACGTCTTTCAGCCTGTAAAGCAGCGAGAGGGACCATCTTTGGTTCCTCTTGATGATTATCCTCGGACACGACATCCACTGGCTCGGAGACAGCCTCTGGTACGTCTTTCAGTTCTTCTGTAGTCATATTACTCCCTAATTCCTACCATTACTTCGGTAGCAAGATTGTTGAACCCGTTTTACCGCCGGTTACGCGTATGGACTTCCCAAGAGTGGGAAAGCTTAACGTATCTCCCGGGTGCATGACCCAAAGCAACGTTTTGACACCACGTCTATTATCCACTTCATAGACGAAGCTCTGTTTAATAATTCCCGGCTTTTCATCGCAAGCTTGTAAAAAAGGCCTGACGACATCTTTGCCGTGTTTCTTTTCAATAACTGCTTTCCCAAGAATCCAGTATTTGTCTTTATGAGAGTTACGATTGAGAATCTTTTCCATTTCGTGGTTGAAATGAGAAGTCATCCCTTCGCGAGCTTTCATATGTGCATCTAAAGGATTATTGGGAGTGATTAGCATGGTTGTCCCCGTAGAGATTCACGCTTCATTTGCACATCTTTTTGACCCATGATTTTCATGCGGTCGCTATTGCCATAACCCGGACCAATCTGCGATCCTTTCGTTGGAGTGCGAAGTGGGTTGCTTTTTGTGGAGTATTCACCAAAAGCTTTTGCACCGGCAGAACCCTCTGGTGGCTCATATCCTGCATTTTCTTGACCGCCGTATGTTTCCATACGAGGCATCATTTTAAAGCTAGTAGAAGTACCTTTAGCCATTTTGTTACCTATTTTTTAAGAGCTTCCGCTCGTTTCATATCCTTAGCAAGTTCGGCCTCTGCCTCTTGCTTTTCTTTCTGCCGTAAGTCGGCAGCAAGTTGGAGAACCTCGATAAGCCTCTTTCTAGGAAGGTCTTGAATTTCGCCAATAGTCTTCGCGTTATCGAGGAATGCTTTTGCGTGGTTTTGAATAACCTCAGACTCGCGTTCTTTTGCAAGACCGATATCTGCAAGTACGCGAGCGCGTCTTTCTTCTGCAAGAGCATTTGATTGATTGACGGCAGCCGCATCGAGGGCCATTTGCATTTGTGCAGCAGCCTGTTCGACTTTTGCTGCCTCTTGAGCTTGTTCTGCTTGAGAAACCATCATTTCGTGAAGTTTTGTTGAGCCTTGAATTGGAGCATTAGCCAAGATTTGATCCCAAGGAATCGGAGCACCGAGAGAGACAAGTTGAAGCAATTGATAGTAGTAAGCCTCTCTTTGAGTAGAAGTTTTGATCGCTTGTTTTATAACACAATCATACTCTTCAAATTGACCAGAGAAGAACTCTTCGGTCGGTTGTCTACCAATGATTCTAGCGACTTTACCGGCTTGATAGTTCTTTTGGATACATTCAATTACAAGTTTACCAAAGTTCTTTTTTGTTTGTTCGAGGTTGTCGAAAATACCTCTGTTGCCTTTGAGACCATTTGAGGCTCTGACTTCTGCCAATTTCCCTGACACTTGACTATCGCCAACGCTAGAAAGACCAAGGAGCTCATCAGAAGCACCCGGGATTTCCATGATGTTTTTATCCATGATATCTTGGTATTGAAGATATCCAGCGGGAATATTTGGAGCAGAAATTTCTCTAATATCGGTATTAACATCATAACCCTCGTTGATAACGATTTGTTTTCCTTGCCCGGCCTGTAGAAGCATATTCGGATCAAGAACAGCACCGTTTTTAGAGATCCATCCGGAGTTAATGATTGATTCCATTAAATCAATGATCTGGGAATGACGACGATTGTACTGTCGTTGCGCATCTCGGACAGAGCGGACGATGCCCTGTATCTTTAGCTCGAAGGTATCGATCAGCGGTTCGTGATACATTAGAATCGGCATGAAAGGAAATGTATCTAAGCCAGTAGGATCAGGCCCAGTGTACATTAGCTGCCCTGAGACGATGATATTAAGTTCGACCGTACGTTTATGTGTATTGATCAATTGAAGCCTTGGAAGCTCCTTTAATTGCTTTTTAAGCTCTCTCAGCTCTTGGTCATCACCATTCCATTCTTCGGAGACACCTGTTTCCATATCGACGAGATACCGTTGCGGCTTATTTATTCTTTTCCAGTATTGATCGTATGTACAAAGATTTTTGGCGATATAAGTTGAGTTATACTGACGATAGATACCGAGGTATTGGTATTTGTTGTCGCGGATACCTGTGGGAAGATTATCAATAGCTGCGGGGTCAATCCACGG